TTTCTTTATCTGAGCGCCCAGCTCACCAATAACTGCGTATGAGCCTGCAGCATCCTCAGGAATAATGACATTTGCGTTGAACGACCAGACTTTATCTATTTTGTTTGCGTAAAAACCGGTTGTCCCGGATGGTGTTACATAAGCAGCAAAAGTCGCCCACGGCTTGACTGTAATTACCCCGGTTTCTTTATCAATGGATTCAACCAGCGCCCAACAGGGTGTTGAATGCATTGTTTTCAGAATGTCTCCCCTCAACAAATTAGACAACAAGTCTGAATAAGTCACTGTATCGACCACGACTGAGTTTGCTGAATAGGAAACAACGCCAGCGACGGTCTCCCACTCTTCCAGTGGCGGCAGTGTTGCATCCATGAAATGAGAAACACCATCATGGGTTCCATATTTAGCAAGATCTAAAGAGTTAGATATCCCTCCAACCTGATCATTGAAAGCACCTGATGTTCCTGTCAGTCCACCCCGTAAACCAAGGAGGGTATTATTACGTCGTATACTACGAAACTTTTTTGATATATGGATACCGCCGGCAAGCAATAACTCCTGATCACCCATTTCCTGCATAGCTTTGTACAAAAGCTTGTCGTTATCTGAGTCATAGCCCAGCACCGGACGCGGTATGCCAACATCTGCTAGCGTCCTGACCCTGGACAAAATTTCATGCACACTGAAATAGTCATTTCCGTTTACCAACCACGAACCTAATCCATTTTCATTTGATGCTAACTTTATAGCCAAATCGGCGGTATCAGTCATGGCGAAAACAGGAATGGGTTTACCTATATTATTCCATCCCAACAATGAATTACGGCGAGCAGCAATGTTAGGTAATTCATCTACTGAGCCTTCTGGGACACGAAGCGTCTTTGCTAAATTTATCTTGCCGTTGTCAACAACGTATTTTTTAGTAGCAGCATCCTGATCATTAACCGGATCGGCAAGATTGGAAATGCGGTATCCGTTAGCATTGAACGGCCCGCCGCCGAATAGAGGCCGGGTAAGTGCGACGCCGAGATAGATAAACGCACGTTGAATCGCCATCCAGAGACGATCAAAATCTTTGTTTACCGTATCGGCCAGCAGGTCGCCGTTATCCTGGTAATCGGTGAGCCGGTATGTCGGCGTAACGCGTTCAAAAATGACGGTAGAACCATTGGCCGGCGCGGTAAGAAAAGTAACCTCACCACCGCCAGTATTTCCCACCCCAGACACGGTATAGCCGGACGTTACTTCGTTGCCGTTGATTGTCACCTGAATGTCACTGGCGCTGATCAGGTAAAACTCATAGGCAAAGACAGTGGTCAGCCCGTTGGCGGTATAGATGTTATAGGGTGTCTGGTTCGGTACCGACATACGAGGAACTCCGGCGGCTAGTAATCTACGGCGACCATGTGATCGCCATCGTTTGGTTGCCAATGTTCCCGCGCCTGCGCGGTCGGAATCCCGACCAATTTACCAATGCGCACTGGTGTTGAGCTGATAGCGCCGGAGCCGGAGTCGATAAAGTCATCGGGCTGATTAGTCAGCGCCGGGTTAAAATCGCGCATCTGGTCGTACATTGGGCCGTCGAGCACGTCGGTATGCGCCCAGAGGAACCGCGACGACAGCGGCGCTTCGAATGCATCGAGGATGCGCTTTTGTTTATTGGTCACGCTGAATTCTTCCCGGACGCCGCAGCCGGTTCCCTTCAGCGCCTGAATCAGCAATTTCCCGGCAAAGCTGCCGGGGCCGTTCACCTCAACGCATACCAGCGGGATCTGATACTTCAGCACCAGTTCTTTAATCTGCATCACCTGGCCTCCGGTGATTTTGTCGTTGTTGTCGAATTCCGCCAGTTCGCCTGTAAGCCCCTGGCAAACATGCCAGTACAGATGCCCGCGTGCGTCAGTGAACACCAAGGAGAACGCTGAGGCGTCGGCCTTAACTTTGCCGGTGGCCACATCCCACCAGGCGACAGCGCCAACAATTTGCGTCTGGCCAAGCCACATCGAGCAGGAGCGGTTCGCGTATCGGATTTCAGGCTGTACGTTGTATTCTCGGATACGGTCAGGGTCGAGTCGAACTTCGCCAATCGGTTTACTGTGCAGCTGGTACTGGCTATCCCATTCGTTGACTGTGCGGCACTCTTTACGGCGCAGCAGTAATTCATCATGATCGAAACGGCCCGGCCACGCGCAGCCGGCGTAAAAATCCACGACCGTTTCGGGCGGCGCCGCGAACTCTACGCCGTCTTCCGTCAATCGGTAATCAGTACCCTCGATCAGTAGCCTGGCGGCTTTGTGGATCCCCACGAAAACATATTCCGGGCGGAACGGTACCCGGTATCGTTTTCTGGTCGCCTTCTTCGCTTCAACGCGATGCTCTTTATCGAACAGCTTTATCGTGAGGCAATCGGCGCCCTCCGCTTCTTTTTCGTCGTAAAGGCTGTCGTGGGTATGCGGAGTACCGATAAACAATTTTCGGCCACCGGGTATCAAAATATGCGTCTGCTCGCTTAGGCGATAGCGCAGTTTTTCGCGAGCCTCCGGGGTCTGGATATTGCCGGGCACCTCCACGTCATCATTCTGGCACTCGTTGGCACGGGCACCGGTAACGTTCGACAGAATGCCTTTTGCGAACATGCTGGCGTTACGCATATCCAGCGCGCCGTTTACCCACCATTGCTCGATGGTACCGATGCCGTCCGGCAACATGCCTTTCGTCAGTGGATGGTTGCGCAGAACGTTTTGGGTGTCGCGGCTGGTCTTTCTGGCAGTAGTATCGGATTCCGACTGGTGCAGAATGCGGTACTGGCGATCGCAGTAATACCGCCAGGCGTTATAAACGCCCAGAATAGTGGATTTACCAAAGCCACGAAAACAGCGAAGCACCGCGAGGTTTCCGCGATGCTCCAGCCAGTGGCAGGCTTTATAGTGGCAGTCCGGCACATCCCAGTTCATCCGCTCCGCCCACATCAGGAAAAAGGCGAGGAACGAAATCATTTTTTGCCTTTTTGTTGCAGCCTCTCGATCACTTCCAGCGCTTTACGTTCAGCAGCTGCTACCTGCTGACCTAACTGGAACGCTTCATCGTCCGGATCCTCTCCGCCGGGTGTAGGTGTTCCCCCGCGCGTATGCATGCCAATCAGCGAATGGACTTTTACCAGCAGCGTCAGCGATGCGGCCGCGTTCTTCTTATGCCAGTAGCGGTCGCCGCGTTCCTGTTTAGTGTGCTTTGTGATTTCCTTCCCTGCCCCCGGCCAGTTATCCGGATCGGCTTCTTCCAGAACTACGTCGGTGAGCTTATCGCTAAGAGCAGTAAGGCGAGTTTTGTAATCTGAATGCATAAAAAAGCCCCGTGGTTATCCATAGGGCTATGATGTGATGGATAAAAGGTCGGAATCCCGACTAATTACAAACTAATTATAAAATTGATCGCTGTATGGTTTTTTGTTAAATGTTTCTTATACCTAACACTCAGCTAAAGGCGTTTATTTTTCATGAAAAAAATTGGTCTAATTTCGATATTAGTAATGATCTCACATCCGGCATTCGCAGCAGATAAGTGTAAACCAAACTTAACTGAGTTTGATGTATGCGAACAGGCTCAGAAAATCGTCACTCAGGTACGCCCCAGACTGCCCTTAACGTTATCAGAAAACGTAATAATGAAAGATGTTTCTGCTGATGGAAACAAAATAATCGCGCAGGTAAGGCTAGGTGTAACCGAAGAAGAAATGCTGGCTACGGCTTCAGAGACCCATACTTCAATCGACGTTGCTAAATCTCGAATGGCTGAAATAACAAAAAATGGGTTATGCGCGAATAAAAACCCACTGGGTTCATTCATTAGATTAGGTGGGGAGATGCAATATGTTTACACCTACCCCTCCGGAACATTCTTCAATGCAGTTACTGTTAGTTCGTGTAACTAGACTATCAACGCATGCCGGGATCGATCTGGTTAATCAGCGGCGCGATCCAGAACAGGTTATTGCCCGGTAACAGCGTTCGCGCGCTATGCAGGACCCGGTCTCCAGCGTCGCCATTTAGGACACCTGCGGTCACGTCGGTAACGGTATCCAGTAGACCGAAGGTCGGACCCAGCGCAGAGCCGATAAAGCCTCGACTGGCGTAACGGGATTGCGTCCCGGTGCCAAGCAACGGACCAAGCCCTATCATGCCGCCGGATGCCTTTTCCGCCATGTTATTGTATTCCATCAGCGGACCGAGGATACCAGAGCGGTCGATGCCCTCAAGTACCATCTTTTGAGGCGTCAAATCAACTTCCCGTCCGTTAGCCGCCTGTTTAAGCGCATAGGTCAACGAGCCCAGGCCAATCTGGAAGGCGGTACCGTAATAGAATTGCGCGGTACCTTCCTGCAGGCCGCCGAGCGTCGCGCGGTTATATGATGCCGTAGCGAACGATTTAAATTGAAACACGGTTTTCCCCAGCGGGGTGCTGGCCCAAAGTGGCGTATCGCCAATCCCCGGCGTAATGACAGTATTGTTTACATCCTTCAGTACAGCAGATTGCAGCAGGCCGGCGGCGTACTGGTCATCCCATTTATCGAAATTGCCGATATGCCAGCCCTCGATAACTTCACCATGTTTCTGGAATTCGGCTTTGATACGTGCGGCTATATTATCGTTTATCCCAAGCTTCGCTAGCCGCTTTACCGGGAACGCGCCGGACAGAATGCCGTCTGACGTGATCATGCCATTTACCGATTTATTCATGTCGTCAAAATGGCCCATCATGGTCAGTTTACCGAACACATCAGTAATACGCTCCATTCCCGCTTCGATCGCAGTGGTGCGAGAAGAGCTATCCACCAGATCGCCCATCGTACGCGCGCGGGTTTGAAGGATAGTTTCCAGCCCTACGGCCATTTTCTTCTGTTCCGCCCGGCTGGCGAGGTAAGCCGGTGAGCGGGTGATTAGCGCGCCATATCCACGCATGGTATTGCTGAAGCCGTTAACCATCATGCCGCGCGCAAGATCCGGGATAGCGGAAACCGTCATACCACCGAGTTTCGTTACAAAGTTGGCGCTACGCAGGAAAGCACCGGCGCGAACGAAAAATGATGATGGGTCATCCGGCATACCGTAGGTACCGACGAGGCGATCGCGAAGCGCCAGAATATCGCGCAGGTCAGCTTCGCGCGCCTTCGCCAGCTTTTCCTGTTCTGCCGGGCGTAAACGCATCAGCGCGTCGTATTCGTCCTGGATAGCGGCGAGCTGCGAATCCAGTGACTTGTTGCCAAAGGTGCGGGTTAACTCTATTTCCGCCGATGCCTCGCGGATATGACGCTGCAGGACGTAATTTGCATCACTCTCTAGATAATCTTTCATCAGGCGATCGGGAACGCTCAACGTTCGCGATTTGGTGCTGCCCGGCGCTTTCACCATAAAGACGTTGGCGAACTCCTGGGGAATTTTAGCCCCGACAATACGGTTAATAGTGGTATCGGCGGCAATTTCGGCATCTTCTCGGGACATGGTTTTCTCACCGCGTGACCACCAGTCAACCAGCATATTGCGGAATTTATCGCGCTCGCTAACGATTTTCCCTACTTTGTATACACGTGGGAAATAGCTTGTCTGCCCCATCGCTTTCAGTTCGGCATCCGGCGGGAGTAAGCCCAGCTCCTGCTGCGCCGTCTTCACGCGATTGATAACTGTACGCATTGCTTGGGCCGCTTCCTGTACCTTTGCATTAACGTGCACGTCGCCGTTGCGCAGAGCCTCGCCAACCTGTTCACGGAAGGCTGTATAACCAAGATCGCCTCCTTCAGCTTTATACTGGGTGTATGCCTGCTTATTTGCGGTAACGACGGCCGCCTCTTCGCGGCGCCAGCCACGTACGCGCGTCTCAGCTGCTACCGGCGTTTCAATACCGCGCAGGTTGCCTTCCAGCGTAAAGTTATTCTCTGCCAGTTCCAACGCTGTCCGGCGCGCTTCTTTTGATGGGGACTCCATCAGGCGGGTGATCGGTGTCAGATAGCTACCGGCCTTTTTGGCCAACTTGCCGAGCGTGCCGCCGGACACAGGCGTGAGGTCTTCAAGCGTCGCCTCGCGAATACGCATAGCGCCGACGCTGCCACCGTTCGGTAAAGTATCCGTCAGGGCGTCGGCTGCGTTGTTAATCGTTGGCGAGGCATTCATGTTATCGAGCGCCTCCGCCACTTCCCGTGTGGCCGCATTTCTTACCGACGGGGTGATCATCGCGCCGGCAGTGGCAAATACACCGCTGAGAAGCGCTCCGGCTGTAATGTGCGCGGCGCTCTCCCTTGCTGTTCTGGTGTACTGCTCGTTATTGAGCGCAACCTCGCTAAGTGCGGTACCGGCGGCGCCAATAGCAATCTGAGAACTAATACGAGCAGCCAGGCTTCCCTGCGCACCGGGAATAAACATCGATGCTACCGTGACAGGGTCAATAACCCCGGCGGCGATACTGGCCAGAGTTCCTTCAGCGCCTGCCTCAGACAGCACCTGGCGGTCTTCATTTTCATCGTCTATATGGTTTTTAATCCAGGCGGTTTCTTCTGGTGATTTTGAATCCGCAAAGGCGGATCCCCATTGCTCGTACCCTTTGAGTTCGTTTTTATCTGAATAAGGGTTATACCCGTCTGCCGGTTCGAATTGTTTAGCCGGGCGGAACATTCCGGCCAGCAGGTTATTCTGACGAAAAGCGGCATCCCATACAGTCGGTTGCTTCTGCAGCGGTTCCGGGTTAGTTCCTTCAGGCAGAGATACATCAAAACCCATTGGCGCCTGAAGAGCATTATCCATTACGCTCGGCGGAACATCAGATTGCGGATAGATAGGCATTATTCATTGCTCCATGAAAAGTAGTTTTTAACCCGGTTCATACGGTCATCATGCAAACGCTGATATTGTTCATCGAGTGCACGATGTTTTTCCTTAAAGCCCCGAATATCTTTCCCGCGTGATATTTCCTCTTCGCCTTGCCGTTCCCGCTCCTGCTGCATTTTTTTATACGGTTCCCAGTCTTCCAGCGACGGTTTCCAGCGCAAGGGACGGCCAAATTTATCGTTATAAAGCTGAACTTTCGGAATCCCATTCTCATCTTTAGAGCGAATAACTATTGAGTACATCCCATCCCGCGGGGTCATCACATCCGGGGTTATTTCCAGTTCGCCACCAATTCGCGATTCCGGGATATTTGATGTAATAACAGGCGCTGAACCTGATGTAATTCCTAGTTGTGTCGGGCTGGTTGCAATTTTTTCTTCACGTTCGCCATAAGTCAGACGCTCTTTTTCTTCTTTCCACTGCGCAGCCTGCCAACCAGACGGCCCATAGTTATAGAGCGCTTCAGGCGCATATTTCATAAGCTGGGCGCTACCATTTACATCGCTAAGACTCCAGGTGCGGGCGATCTGGGTATTAGTCATCTTTTTGGCAATATCAGCATTACCACCCGAATTGCGATAATTAATGTCATAAAGTGACTGGTAGTCATTCCGGAATTTTACAGAATTAGGATTCTGGTCATCAGCGGCGGGGCCGCCAAAGCTGTACCACGGTTTCATGCTGCTGACTGCGGAATCCATTGCGCTATCACGTTCTTTTCTATATTCCTTCGTGCTCTGCGTAGAAGACAATTGTGATTTAAGGGCATCAGTCTGGTTATAGGTAACGTTCTGCGCCTGCTTCACCGCTTCGTCTGACGCCATACCAGAATCGGTAAGTTGTTTCACAGTCAGGTAATAGCTTTGCATATCCTTTGGCATATCGCCCACAGAGGCAGGATCTGTTTCGTACAGCGCGTTAAATAAGGTAGAACCCTGCTTAACCACATCCGGACTGTCAGAGCGAGAAATAGCATTCAGTTGCGATGTAACCTGCGACGGGATAATGCCAGTCTGGTTAACCTGCTGCACGATAGCGTCGTGAGTTGTGGCGTCGTTAATGCGGAAGTTAAGCGCCGATGGCGTATTGTCCGCCGCCTTCTGCATGGATTTGTTGCTCGGGTCGAGTTTCTCGCCAGAAATCAGCGCATCGTTGAAGCGGGTAGCATCACGCTGCGCCTGAATATTGGCGTTGCTCTTCTGCACCAGCGCACTAAGTTTGCCATACGCATCGAGTTTCAGTGCGTAATCCGGGTCGTTTGCCTGCGGCTTCACTTTCGCCAGTTCGGCCTGCTGTTCTGCCGGGGTTACGTACTGGATAGCCTGGAAGGTTCTGGCGTTATCGATCGCGATATCCAGCTGCTTGACCGCTGTCTGCCCCTGCTCACCGTACGCAAACATAATCGTGGATGCATTTGGCATTGCATCAGGCACCTCGCCGTTATACAGCTGCGCCATCGTATTATTCAGAATCGGGTCAATCTGCTGGCGCAGCGCCGTACGTTGCTGGCGGATCTGCGATTCGGCGATATTGTCTATTTTGTTAACCGCTACCGGGTCGAGACCGGTTTTATTTTTGTTGTAGCGGGCCAACCAGCCGCGCGTTTCGGCTGGCAGCTGCTTAACGAAATCTGCCATCGATATTTCGCCTTTGCGCGGGTCGCCCACTTTGGCGATCAATTTATCGACGTTACCCATTCCCCAGTTGTATGCAGCCCCGGCCAACGTTTCAGACTGATATTTTTTACTGAGTTGCCCGGTATAGTCGCGCGCCAGCTGCGCATGCTGCACCGGGTCATCAGGGTTGTATTCCACGCCGCGTTTGGCCGCCAGTTCTTTCCCGGTATCCGGCATCAGCTGAAATTCACCCTGCGCGCCAGCGGGCGATGTAACAAGGCTACCGTCAGCATTGCGGTGCTTGCCACCGGATTCCACCAGTCCAACGGCGCGCATATCGAGTTCGCCGGTGCTGCTGTTGATCAACGTAAAATCGCCATTCAGCCAGCCAGTGGGATTGGTTACCGCGTAGTTCTGCGCGCGCTGCTCCAGCGCTTTCTGGTTCGCTTCTGACACCGCAGCATCGATGCGTTCCTGCGCCCATCCGCGCGCCTGTCCATACATCTCGATCGAATGCTTACGGGCGCCGCGTATTAGCTCCGCCTGCATCGGATTATCGTATGCGCTGGCCTCTTGTTCGACGGAAGTGGTCACCGTCGCATTAAGCTGCTGCCGCTGGGCCTCATCCGTCTGTGCACGCTCGAAACCGCTGTAGGTACTTGTCCGGCGTACCTGCCCTGCTTTCCACTGCGCATCAAAATAGTTTAACTGGTTGGGCGGTACGCGCTTCCGCGCTTCCTCGTAATCGCCAGCGTCGGCCTTATCCATATCGGTTACCACACCGGACGATTTAAAGCCCTGACGAGTGACCGTGGCGCCCGTCTCCGGGTTTTCCCAGCGGTCATTAGATTTAGCTTCCAGATCAGTCAGAATCGCCTGCGTAGCTGCCACATCGGCTTTATCCTGCTCATGCTGTACTTGTTCTGCTACCTGCCCTGTAGCGGCCCCAAAACCAGACACCGCATTGCCGATAGTGCCTACATTGCTAACAGCGACACGCGTCTGCTGTGCCTGCGGTGTCAAATTACCAAAATTACCCGTTGGAATTCTCACGTCACTTACTCCGCATATAAACCGTATTTGCCTGTTTTTGCTTTTTTCCAGCCGCTGTATGCAGTTCCGCCAGCACTAAGTAATGAACTGCCAGCACTAATATTCCCCGCTGTCGCCGCATTACTGCCGCTGATCCTGTCA